GCACATCGCAATTGCGTGTTTACCGGAGGCAAACATTACCAGCCGTAGCCTCCAGGCACAAGCATGACAGAAGCCCGTTGACGGTCTTCGTCTCCTGCACGTTGAAACTCTTCTTCGTACATCGCCTTCAGTTCAGGGATCCTGGCAAACGCCTCAGGCCTCTTAGAAGCAAGGTGATAAGCCAACCCTGCAATCATCGCAGGAACAAAACGGAAAGGAACATCCATCGTGTTGTTGGCATTAGCACCAACATCCTGCTGACGGCGCAGCCTGTAGTAAACAAACTGACGAGAGATCGTATTGTCCGGCACCTGCCAGAACGTAATCTCAGGAGTCGTCGTATCCCTGGCAACGTAATACTGGATCGGAGTACCCTGCACCAGTTTATTAGGCAACGTGTTGTAGGTAATGAAAGAGATCGGCGTAATCGCAATGTCAGTCTGATTGTTCTGCTGACCTGCATACGTCCGAATCACTCCCTCCAGAATGTCAATCGTATCGTCAGGAAGAGGATACGTTGCCGTTCCAGGAGTCAGCGCCAGAGTCCCTTGCTCTACACACCAAAGGTTCAACCCTCTGTTGGCCCACTCCATCGACAACAGATTCAGACTCCTACGAGCAGTCCTGATCTCGTAGCCACCCTTTACCTCTACGCCAATCCTCTCGTAAGCCTCTTCGATAATGTCGAGGATGTTGATGTTCCAATTCGCAGTGCCGGATGTAGCCATAACTTCCTTTACCGGAATCTCCTTGCGATAGTCTTGGCGCTCTCAGGCTGACTAGAGAACTGCTTACCCTGAGAGCTTGCTTCCTTCTTCGCCTTCGTAGAGGCAGCGTAGACGCCAGCAGGCATAGCCTGAATCGCCTTCTTAGGAAGGTAACGCTCTCCAGTCGCCTTAGGGCCTTGCGTAGAAGGCTTACCGCTCTTGGTAGTCCATTCTTCCTTCGTCCACTTAGAAAGGCTCTTCTGGCCGCTAGACTTCGATCCAGAGTACCCTCCACCAGCAGCCTCATACTTCTGAGCAACAAGCTGTGCCTTACGAGCAGACCACTGCCCAGGCTTTCCACCCTTACCGGATGACATCACCTGAGACTTGATTCGCTCTCGAAGCTGAGGCTTGGTGTAGGACATTAGAAACCTTTCTTCATTTTCATTTTAGGCGTACCCATCTTAGGCATCCCCATCTTTCGCATTCCAGTCTTAGGAGTGTTCATACTGGATACCTTGCGAGAGACAACAGCCTTAGGATACATCCCAGGAGTCTCAGCCTTAACAGCCTTGCCAGTCTTCTTCGACATCGAAGGAGTACTGACCTGCTTGCCCATAGAGAATCGACCCATCATTTCTTTTTCAAGCTCCTTGCTTCAGACAATGCAATCGCAATCCCCTGCTTCGGGTTCGTTACCTTCTGGCCGGAAGAAGACTTCAGCTTCCCTGCCTTGAACTCGTGCATGACCTTGCCTACCTTGCCCTGCTGCTGCATCGACATCTTCATCTGGCCTTTCATGTTAACCCCAGAAGACCGTAATCCGGTCTAAGTGCGTAGCAGAAAGATAGATGTCGGTCTCAAAGCGAACACCCTGTCCGTTAAGAGGTACAGGGAAGTTGGCATTCGAGCCGTATCCAATCTCAATCTTTGTCGTCCCACCAGATCCACCGTCCTTCATCGTAAGGACGCCAGCATTCTGAGAGTGGATGACAATACAACAAACACGTCCAGGCCCTTCAAAGACGTATCCATTAGCAGTCAAGCACTTTGACTGAAGATCACTAGTCATATCTCTTCACCTTCTGACTGGCAGGAGGAGCCTTCTTGCTCCCACTAGGACCAGCCCACAATACCTTTCTCGACCAGTAGTTTGCCGACAGCTTGGAGTCCTTGCCTTTGATCCCGGCACTACGAGCCATATAACTCTTACGCGCCGCAGAAGAATAGTTGTGGCCCATACTGGCATCTCCGAAGTGAATCAGCTTTACCTGATCCCCTTCTTTCGCCAAGACCATCTTCTTCTTCTCAGGCTTAGAAGACTTGATTGGCTTGTTGAAACCGGGGAACGTATGTCCCCGGTATTCAATGCCCCCGCTAGAAGTTCTCTTGAAGCTGGGCATAAAGCATCTCTAGAAGGTCGTGCTGCCCATGCTATAGATCGTTACCGCAGCAGTGCTGACATCCGTAAAGTTCACAAGGAAATCTTTCTGCGCGTTCTGAGCAATCGTCATCGTACCGCTCAGGGTAAGACCAGTGTTCGTCGTCATCGTAATCGTCTCCGCAGCATCCGCAGTATTCCGAATCGTGACGATAAAGCTGGTGCCTACAGCAGCACTAGGAACGGCAGTAAGAAGAGCCGCCGCAGTCGGGAAGAGATCCGCACGACCAGCACCGTTAGGATCCCGCAGGATCAAACCAGTCTTGATCTGAGCAGCCGTGTACGTTACCGCACCAGCAGTATCCTCAGTCGTAGGCGTCAACTTAAAGAACGGAACACTCGAAGTGTTCAACACAACGCCAGTACCCTGGGCGCTAAGAGTCAGCGAAACATTCGCAGAGGCATCGGTACTGTAACCCTGGAAACCATTCTGGCTTCGTACAGGACCGGAAAATGAAGTGTTAGCCATCGTAATTCTCCTTCAAGGAAGTTTCCCTTATCCGTCTCTTGAAAGTCTGCATAGCCAGTCGGATAAAGTAGTTCGCTATGTGTGAAGGGGGAGGTTACCCTCCCCCCATGTTGATTGTGTTCTAGGAAGCGCCCGGAGAGCCGTAGAAGCCCAGATGATCCGACCAGCCGAAGCTGTAACGCTCACGTCCCTTGTACCGCATATTCCCCGTCTCGAAGTCGCCTTCAGCCGAGGTCTTGAGGTTAACGCGCTCGAACATCTTGAGGCCGTTAGGAACGTCCGTCTTCAAGAACCAAGCGTTCGTGTCGGTCAGGTAGTGGTTAACACCGTACCCTTCCGGCACCGACGACAGGTTGTAGATGGCGTTGATGTCGTTATCCGCAGTATTGGTACGCAGAACCGACTTCAGCAACCGCTCCGCAACGAACATCAGAGCAGGCGGCACAATCAGCTTGCGAGGTTTCGCAGCGATCAGGATACCGCGCTCATCCGTCCACCCAGCGATCTGGATGATCGCAGCCTCAAGCGAAGTCTCGTTGAGGTCAGCACCAGTCGTAGGACGGTTAGAGTTGCTGCCACCCGTGATAAGCGGATGATCTGTAGCAAACAGACGCTTGCCGTCACCACCCACATAGGAAGCGTTGAACCCGTTGTTCAGGACATTCGCACCCTTCACCTGCTTGGTGTTAGCAAACGCACGAGCCAGAGCCTTCGTGTACCGCTGGGCAACAGAGACATACAGGTTGTCTTCCATCGCCTCTTCGGTCACAGCGAAGCCGAGAGCAATCGTCTCGTGGGTATAACGCGAGGTGTAGGCTTCCTGCGCGTTGTCGTAAGCAATAGCGCCACCTTCCGATTTAACCGGGGCAGTGCCAAAGCCAGACAGCTTCACTTCCTCTTCAAACGCACGTTCCGAAGAGGTGATCTCGAAGATCTCTTTATGCTCTTCGCCATACCGAGCGTATTCCAGACCGAACAAGGCGTTCAGGCCGGGAATCAACTCTTTCAACATTTGTGAACGAGTAATAGCCATTGTTGATTCTCCTTTCCTTGTTCCTTAGATTACGCGCCCGTAGCGTTCTGGTAGGCGTGGACGCCCTGGTTCCAGATGCAAAGGCAATCGGTATAAGCATCGCCGGGGGTCGAATAGACCGACTCGACAAAGCCGATGATCTTAACGGCCAACGTAGCGGTCGTGTTGATCGAAGCAGCCAGAAGAGAAGCAGTCGAGTTGCCGCTGGTCGTCGAGCCAGAAGTCACGCTGGTGAGCGGAGCATTCTTGCCGAGATCAGTCGTAGCAACCGTGCCGTTGGCCTGAACCTTGAAGACCACACGGGGATCATCTACGACATAAACATAGATGTTCGTGTAGCCAGCAGCGGTAGCACCAGCGGGGACGTACTGCGCCCAGGTGGGACGGCCATTCGGATCCGTGTACTCGCAGCCGACAAAGATGCCGACCGGGGTATTCGCGTTCCGAGTGG